CTGATATGGACGGCGAAGAAATTGATTTAGATATCGAAGAGCCAGAAATGGAAGAATCAGTAGAAGAAACTTTTGAAGAAGCAACTGATGAAGAAGCAATCGAAGAAGATTCAACTGAAGATTTAGATGAAGATGAAGTATTGGAAGAGTACACTATTCCAGTATCTGCTAAAGAAGGCGCTGACGGTGAGAAAGATTCTCCAGTAGCGAAAGATGGCGGAGCAGACGAAAGTGATGCAAAACCAGTTGGACAAAAAGATGGTAATACATCTGGCGGTTCAGCAACAGCAGCCGATATGAAAACAGGTAATGTAAACGTTGTTGGTAACAAGAAAGCACCAGCACCAAAAGCCTAATAAGTATAACTCTATTTGGAGAGAAATATGACCGTTCTTATAGAAAGATTATCACATAATCAAGCAAGTGTGAAATCACGAATCGTTGAAAGCGAGGATGGTGGTAAAAGTATGTTCATGGAAGGCATTTTCGTCCAAGGTGGCGTAAAGAATGCAAACCAGCGAGTATATCCAGTGAGCGAAATCACTAAAGCAGTAAATTCCGTCCAAGCAAAAATTAAGGAAGGATTTCCAGTTTTAGGTGAGTGCGACCACCCGCCAGAATTAACAGTAAACGTAGATCGTGTTTCGCATATTATCGAGAATATGTGGATGGATGGTCCAAATGGCTATGGTAAACTTAAAATTGTTCCTACACCAATGGGTAACATTATCAGAGTATTAATCGAATCAGGCGCCACTTTAGGTGTCTCATCTCGTGGCTCTGGTGAAGTTGATAACAGTGGTAATGTGAGTAATTATGAGATTATTACAGTTGATATTGTGGCACAACCAAGTGCCCCGGACGCATATCCAAAAGCAATATACGAAGGATTAATGAACATGCAAGGTGGCTATGAAACATGGAAACTAGCACAAGATGTTCAACACGACAAGGGCGCCCAAAAGTACTTGTCAAAAGAAATAGTTAAGTTCATAAGAGAACTAAAACTTTAATAGGAGAACCAACAATGGCAACAAATGAAATCCTTGCTGGCCTTCTTGAGTCGGATATAATGAGTGAAGAAGTAAGAACTCAACTATCAGAGGCTTGGGAAGCACAGGTAAATGAAGCAAGAGAGGAGATAACAGCCGAGTTGCGTGAAGAGTTCGCACAAAAGTTTGAACACGACAAATCAGTAATCGTGGAGGCAATGGATAACATGCTTTCAACAACGATTAAATCTGAAATGGAAGAGTTCAAAACAGACCGTGAAGCCCTAATCGCAGAACGAGTTGCATATAAGAAAGCAATTTCTGAACATGCATCTATCCTTGAAAAATTCATTACTTCTCAATTAGCAACAGAAGTTAAGGAACTCAGAGCAGATCGTACGAAAGTTAACGAACATTTAGGTCGAACTAAAGAATTCGTAGTTAAACAACTTTCACGCGAACTAGCAGAGTTTCACGATGATAAGCGTGATTTAGTTAACACTAAAGTACGTATGGTAGCAGAAGGTAAAGAAATTCTTACTAAAACTAAGAATTCATTTATCAAACGTTCAGCAGAATTAGTCGAGAAGACTATCGAAACTGCTTTGCGTTCAGAACTGAGTGTCTTGAAAGAAGATATTCAATCGGCTAAAGAAAACGAGTTTGGCCGTAAACTTTTTGAAGCATTCGCAGGCGAATTCATGACTTCACAATTAAATGAAGGCACTGAAGTT